CCGCGCAAGCCGCTAGAAAGGCGCTAGAAGGTTCTCAAGATAGAGCAAACAAAGCCGTTGAAGATGCGGGAAAACTTAGAGCTATAGTAGCTGTTTCTGTAGAAAAGCAACTACTAATAGAAGACTCTATCTTAGATAATAAAGACAAAATTGCAAAAATAGATAAAGTAAGTCAGAGTTTTGAAGCTAAAAAAACCAGACTACAGGCATCAAATTTAACAGCGGCGAATGCTGTTAGCAAGGCATTACAAAAACAAGTAAGTGCTACCACAGCTAAAGACTTATTAGACACACAGAATGTTGATAAGACCTCCAAGCAATATAAAAATGCAGAGAAGGCAGTAGAACTAGCTGGTAAGGAAGTAACAATAGCAGAAGCTTTAGAAATATCTCAGCAAGCAATCACTACAGAAAAAGAAAGACAGCTAGATATACAGAAACGACAGATAGGGGAAGCTAATGCTATGCTGGAGATGGAAAACCGGCAAGCAGCCGCCGGACGCAAACGTCTCGCATTAGTACAGGGAGTCGATGGAGCAGGTCTTAGTTCAGCTGATATGGGAGCACTGAAGCGAGCTCATGAAATGGAAAGTTTTGACGAGCAAGTAAGATCTAAAGAACTAGAGCACACAAATGCACTTGCAGCTCTTGCGGATTTAGATGCGACAAAAGATGCTACAAAGATACAAGCCGCAAATGCCAGAATACAAGCCTTATCAAATGAACTTGCTATGTTAGGTGTAAAAAAGCAACTCAATCTTGAGATGGAAGGTATAGCTTTACGTACCGAAGAAGCAGAGCTACGAAGTCTTCAAAAGAAAAGAGAAGAGTTAACAATTAATCCGGTATTAGCAGAATTTCGTAGACAAATGAACGAGTACGAAGACAAAGGCGCTAGTTTTAGTGATGCGCAAAGAGAGTCAATGTATCAAACAATACAGGCGCAAGAACAAGTAAAAATCGTAACAAAGGGTGTAGCTGGAGTACAAAATGCTTTTGTAGATAGTCTGTCCGCGGGTATAGAAGGAATAATTACTGGTACTATGACTATGAAAGATGCTTTTAAAAATATGGCAATGAGCGTATTAGGTATGATAGCAAAAATGATCACACAAATGCTCGTGTTTAGAATGCTTTCTAGTATGATGCCAGGATTAGGAGGCGGAGCTGGCGCAGCTGGCGGTGGTGGCGGCGGTGGCGCAGGATGGGACGGCACTGCGTCGATGCGACACGGTGGTATTGCGAAACAATATGCTACAGGCGGGATCGCACGGGGTAGAAACGCAGGTTACCCTGCAATTCTTCATGGAACAGAAGCCATAGTACCTCTTCCGAGTGGCGGTAAGATTCCTGTTGAGATGAAAAACGGCGGAGGCGGTACAAATAATGTATCTATTAATGTAAATATGTCTGGTGACGGAAGCGCAGAACAAAGCAGCAATAGTGATGGACAACAAGGAGCGAATATAGGTAAGTTGCTCGCTTCTGTAGTACAAGAAGAACTTCAAAAGCAAAAGAGACCGGGCGGCATGCTTAGTCCTTATGGAGCAGCATAATGGCAATAGGGTTTAGTACAACATCTGCCTATGGGAGTTTAAGTGTACTTCCTGACAGAGGAATGACTCGTAGCGCTAAGCAAAAAACTCGTAGTATAAAGTTTGGTGATGGATATGAGCAGAGAAGCACAAAAGGCATAAATAATACAGAAGAAACTTATAATGTTTCTTTCAAAAATCGTCCGAAACAGGATATTGATAATATCGCAGGATTTTTGAACAGCTTAAATGGGGTGAGTTCCTTTAACTTTACCGTACCAGATTTTGCTACTACAGAAGAGGTCACCGGCGTATTAGACAGTAGTATCGATAATGAAAAAACTATCAAAGTAGTATGCGACACATTTAGTCAAAGCTATAATAACAGCGGGCACAATAATTTATCAGCAACATTCAGAAGAGTATATGAATCATGACAGCCATAGTAGAAGACGTACAAAGCCAGGGAATATCCTCAGCAATAATAACTCTATACGATTTAGAGTATGCTGATGGCAATTTTGCGTACTTTTTTCCAGATGGATTAGATAGTGACTTAACTACAATAGAGTTCAGAGACGCTACAGGAGTATCAAGAAGTTATATTGCTTTGCCAGCACATGCAGAGGACTTTGAAATTAGCGCTGATGGAGCAATGAATCGCCCTAAGTTCACAGTAGCAAATCTACATAATACTTTCTCTCAGTCTATAGGAGGTCTGGGTTACGAAGATCTTATAGGAAAAAGACTCACTCGTAGAACAACACTTAAAAAATACTTAGTAGGAGAATCGGGGGACTCAGGTAATGGAAACCCTCCTGTAGAATTTCCCCGATCCGTATATGTGATAGATAGAATCTCAGCAAAGGATGCCACAAAGGTAGAGTTTGAACTTGCTGCTCCCTTTGACTTAGCCGGTATACAATTACCAAGACGTATAGTTGTAGGCGGAAGTTGTCCATGGAAGTATACTGGAGGAAGTTCCAAGAAACACAATGGAACTGCTTATGTAGATCAACCAGAGAGAGAAAAGGTAGGGGGCTGTAACTGGAGAGCCGATAGTAAAATTACCATTGAAGGAGTAGAGTTAACTCTTTATATGAGTCCTGAAGATGAGTATATTGTAACTGGCATAACTTTTACTAATGGAAACAGTTTAAGCTCATTTAGTGCCGGTACTTATTATTCAACTTCTCAGGCAAACTTAATGCAGATAACAGCAGAAGGTATACTTAGCTCTACTACTGGTACTAATTACTGGAGATGTATAAATAATACTTCTAACTCTCCTACAGATGCCGATACTGCTTCTTGGAGAAGAGTATGGGTTTATTCTGCTTATTCTACTTCGGCAACATATTTAGGGTATCAAGACAAAAGATACAATGCTTATGTAGTAAAAGACGGATTTTTATGGAAAGTTAATAGAACAACCCAGATCGGAGGAAGCCATTACACAGTAGAAGAGGGCCTACACTGGACTCGAGGAGATGTCTGCGGCAAGACTTTAACTTCTTGTGCAATGAGATTCCAAGCTCGTCCTGACGGAAGTGGGGGCTATTTAAGTAAGCGAGCTTCTCAAATTTCTTTACCCTACGGAGGATTCCCAGGTGTCGTACAGAGAAGATAAAATTTATTTAGATCTAATGGAAGTATACCCAGAAGAAGGATGTGGTTTATTAGTAAATAGAAAAGGAAAAATAGAGTGGATTTCTTGCAAGAATACCTCTGATAACCCAGAAGAAGAATTTCACATAGATGCATCAGAGTATATAAAAGCAAGTCTGTCAGGAGATATATACGCAATAGTTCATAGTCACCCTGATTTTTCCTGTGAGCCAAGCGATGCGGATAAAAAAGCAAGTGATTTTTTAGGAATACCTTATATTATATATTCACTACCGGACTTTCAAAAGTATGAGTATATTCCTAAAAAATTAAGTAATAAACTTCTTGGAAGAGATTATAATTTTGGAACTTCGGATTGTTATAGTTTGGTACGAGATTATTATTTTCAAGAATTTAATATAAATTTACCAACAATACAATTTGAAGACGACTGGTGGGACCAAGGTTTAGATTACTTTGGAGACTTACTTGAGAATTTTGGGTTTGAAGAAGTTGAGGAACCTGAAATTGGAGATGGAATTTTATTCAAAGTATTTTGCAATGTAGAGAACCATTGTGGAATTTATCTCGGAGAAGATATTTTTTTACACCATGCAGTAAACAGATTGTCCTGCAGAGAAAGCTTACATCCCATGTGGATTAAACATAAAACGAGATTTATACGTTATGCAAAAAGTTAAACTAATAGGTAATATATCAAAGTTTGGAGAAAACTGGGAAACGAATTGCAATAATATTCGTGACATTTTTAAGTTAATTGAATGTCAAACACCTGGCTTTCGTCAGCATTTAATAGGAGCAGCCGACGCTGGAGTAGGTTATGAGATTCGACGAGGACAAGAGTTTTTAGAGAGCGAAGAAGAACTTTTTCTGAGCCTAAACGATGAAGATATAATTATTACCGAAGTACCTGCAGGAGCCAAGTCAGCAGGTGCAAAGATTCTTGCAGCAATCGCTATAGTTGTAGTTATTGGTTTAACTGGTGGCGGTGGTTTGGCTGCGTTTGGTAGTAATATAGTTACCGCTTTTACTGGGGGTGGCGGATTTTTAGCCACCACAGGAGCCATGTTAGCGGTAAATTTAGCTATGGGAGGTATTAGTCAGCTTCTGGCTCCGGGCCCTGAGACAGATAAGAAACAAAATGAGGGATACTTATTTAACGGCCCCGTAAATACAGTACAGCAAGGTATGCCAATACCTGTATGTTATGGCGAATTAAGAATTGGAGGAGCACCTGTAGGGGTGTCGTTTAGAGGAATGGGGTCCACGGGTAGTGGAAGTGGAATTGGTGCAGGATCTGTAAACGCAGGAAGCGATGGCCCTTACTTTAAGCTAAAATAAACGGAGATATAAATGTTTGAACAAGAAACAATAGATAACGCTATCAATGCTGCGACTAACTTAGGCAATGCCTCAAGAGGTGGACAGTATGAAAAGCAAAGAGCTATAGTCTACGATCTATTATGCGCTGGAGAAATTGAAGGTGTAGTAGGTGGATTATCCGGAGTTTACTTTAATGGAACCTCTATTGTAGATGGTGGTGCTGAGTCTAAAAAGCTACTTCCAATTCAAGGCAGCTGTACTACAGTTGCTTCAAATACTACTATATCTAATTTAGTTGATCCGCAAGGAACAGGTATTTTTACAAATATTTCTACAAGTGATATTACGGAAAACGCACGATATTTACAAATTAAAGGAGCCGGTAATAATGGAACTCTAGCAGCTATTGCCAAAGAAAATGACGCTTTAATTATAGCAGGTAATAATGTCTTTTCTCCTGCTATGGCGGCTAAGGTGGGGTCTCCAGGTGCTCTTGTTTCGATATATGACTCAGTTATTTACTTAGTAAGAATAGCAGGTGCTGGCGCAGATAATCAAGATCATATAGCTGTTATTACCCAAGTTACTAGCGAGGGAAGTGGTACTAATAATGGTGCTTACATTTATCCTCCTTTGCCTAAGCAAGCTGCTTCTGGAACCGCCGTAGAGATAGATCATGTTACAAAAATTTCATCAATAACTAACGCTACTACGTGTGTTGTTGAAACAGCCCCTATTAGATCCGCTACTACTACAGACGCTATTCTTAGTGCAGCCGTCCTGGTAAATACTGATAACACTGGAGTATCAAAAAGAAATTATCAAAACTCTGGGGCAATTGTATACCCAGGTACTCGCTATCAGCCTGCTCATGATATGCCCGGCACTGAAGCCGCCGCTTCTTATATGATACAACCAAACCACCAACTCAAATGGCATACTTCAAACGACCCTTCTAGTGGTCAGAGTACTTATTATATTAATGCTAGCGCGTTCTCGTTCACTCAAAATACAAAAGAAGAAGTCGATAGAGTAATCTTAGCAGTAGAGTTTCCTGGGGGTATACACTTTACTACCGACGAGGGAAAAGATCGAACTGGCTACGCAGAGTTTCAAATAGTTTTAGAGTATAAAATTGATCCCAATGCCTCCGCATACACCCCTGTTTTAACAGCAGGAAGAGACTATG